CAACATACCATTTCTTAAAAATATCACCACCAATTCTATTAAAATCTAAAAGTTTAATTATTTTTTGAAACTCATCTTCTATTTTAGTTTTAATACTATCAGGTTGGTCAAGATTATCTAAAGCAAGATTTACAGTATTTTTTCCATATTCATGTAAAACAGATTCATTAATAACATCCGTAAGAGAGAGATCAACTTCTTGAGTCATCGCCATTTCTCTATACTTTTTGATTAAAAGATTTTCATCCTTTGCATCAATGTCGGTACTGAGATATGTTCCTACAAACCCACCACCTTCAACATAAGTAAGAGAACCATCATCATTCTCTGGTGTTATAAATGTTTTCTCTGTTTTCTTTTTTGATACTGTAAATCCAAATAAGTCAAAAGCCATATTGCTATCCTTTATTATTATAAAATGAAGGGGGAGAAATTCTCCCCCTTATCAAAATTAGATGCTTCCGCTAATACTAATACCACCAAGATTAACTCTGCCAGATAGACTAATATCTATACCAGAACCAGTAGCACCACCATCAACACCAGCACCATCAATGGTGTAATTATTAACGGCGAATGTTACTTGGAATTCTTCAACTGTATCATTAGAACCCATACCCAATTCAATAGGGCTACATTCTGTTGGAAAAATATCTTCAATACGATAAGTCCTAAGTACTTTTCCTTCTCGACTAAGTTGAGAAATAGCTGCATTACCATATACATCAGAATTATTAATCGAACTAACATTTTGTGAATGTTCAGTTATAGCATTCATCCATTGTTCTATTCGTGTTCGATTAAGCCAATCAGGATCATTCAAAATTGTTACCTGCCAATCAGCAAAAATCCTGTCTCCAGGCACTGCTAATTTTCGTCCACGATAATCAACTTCAAACTTATTGACTGTAGATGAAGGAATTGATGTAGCTTTTCCTAAGAACTCCAAATTCATTGAGCCAATAACTGGAGCATTAATCAGAACTTGAAAGAGATTGGGTCTTACCCCACCCCTAAAATTATTTTTAAAATCTGAAATTGTTGCCATTGTTTATTACTCCTTTGTTTTTATATATTTATAAGACTTAACCGCCAATTTCTGAGAAAGATACATCAGAACGAGCAGCAATGAAATTCAACTGGATAAAATTGATTGATCTTGTAGGTTTAATATAAATATCTCCCACAAATTGATTAGAATCAATAATCTGTCCAGTATTATTTGAACTATCACAAACTACTTTAAAGTCTGTAACACCCCTTCGTCCCTGTACTTCTCTCAAGAATGGAGCAATAAGATTAACAAATTGAGAACGTGTAAACTCATCGTTGAATTCAAACAACATTGATTTAGCAACAATTGAGATTGCTTTCTCTAGAATAATAAACAACCTTCGTACATTAATTCGATCAAATGCACTTGGAACTGTTTGCATTGTTTTATCACCAAAAAGAACTACACCACTACCTCTTTGTGTAATAATTGGATTGATTGACAATTGATACATAACATCACGATCTGCTTGTGTTGGCTCCCAAGAAAGTTTAATAATATTCTTGATAGTACCCCTAGTCAAACCAGCAGGACTCCACCATGTATCATGGGTATAATCTGTTCTTGCACATAGACCAGCAATATCACCGTTCATAGGAATATAACGGAAAACATCATTGTACGGATCGTATTGATATTTATATGCACTATCCATAATAGCATAACTTGAAGAACCCAATGTGGTATTATCAGTAGTCAGATTAGCAAGTTGAGAAGTACCAGCATTAACAACAGATGACAGATTTGGAGAAACACAAGCAATACAATCTTTTCTGGCATCAGCGATATTGTCAATGATATGTTTTCCAGTTATTGTATTACCTTCACCACTCATGATGATATTAAAATCAACAACAGCAGCTTCTCGGAAAAGATCGAATCCAGCTTCTAATACACCAGAAGTCAATACGTCTGTATCAGCACTAACAGTACCACCAGTTAATGAACCGCCTGGAGTTGTTTCTATTAAAGTTGCACTATCAAATGATCGAAATGTATTTCCTACTTTTGAACTACCAGCAACAACACCAGAAACATCAACTGCATTTGCTGTCAATTCTGTAACACTACCTAACCAACAATATACGGATTGAGTTGCTAAAACATTTTTGACATAATTGGAAGAACCATCAATGCGTTTTGCATCTGATGCTTTACTTACATAAGCGAATCTTTCCAAAATATCGCCTGGATTTCCTGTCCATAAACCATCTTCATCAACTACGAGAACGTGCATCTCATCATTTGATCCACCAGAATTCATAACATCCGTAGATGTGCCTGGAGCACGATCAAAGTTAGAAATAAACCATCTTTCTTCGGTTGATCTTGCGCTGGCTGTTTTTGCATAAGCTATATCCCATCCATGTTTATCGATTGCAATAATTTGTAAACTATTACCCAATGCGCCTGGATATTTTGCAACCCACAATTGGTCAGTCATATTTCCAAATTCGACATCATAACTGTTAGAAGTTCCTTCTCCGTTATCTACTCTGATTGGTGTACCAGCAGCATTGGGTCTATTACCAACTACAGCATTTCTTGCTGTATCCAAAACATTTCTAACAACAATCATGCTGCTAGCATATGAAAGATAATTACTAGCAACAAACCAAGTTCGTGCTGTATCATCATTCGGTTCACCAAAAACTTTTACTAATTCTGATTCTCTTGTAATTATTGTTCTTTCCATTACTGGGCCCCATTGAAAGGCACCAGCTATTGCACCAATACTGGTTGCAACATTAGGAACAACGGTGGTTAAATCCGTTTCCGTAATATTAACCCCTGGCGATACTTGAAATGGCATTTGATTAATCTCCTATATGCAATTAGTTACATTTTTTATATTAATATATGTTTCAGCAAAAATAAATAATATACTTTTTCTATGCGAATGGGAAAGGATGATCGACCTTTTCCCATACTGTCCCATCAGAATCCACTTCATATTTATCTTGATTTAATCCATTATTAATAATACCAAAGGGTGTTGTGAAATCTTCTAACTGACTTAATTGATTTTTATATAAATTATCTCTTATATTTTGATTACTTAAATCTTTAAAATATTGTTGATCTATTAACCAAGCAAATAATACCAATGTAATCACTAAGTCATCATGTGTTCCTTCTTCGCCCGAATAGGAATCACCATTAGAAATAAATGTTGTTAGTTCAGATATGATATCGTAATCAGTGAATAAAAGTTTATTTTCTTCTATTAGTGATTTTAAATTTGAACAACCTACCCTCTTCATAGATTTAGTTGTTCTAACACCAAAGTAAGAATCTTTTTTTGCACCACTACTTATTTGTTGGCCATGCCTACCATACCACGATGTTGAATACAAATGTTCGTATTCTAAATCATGGTGAAGAACATCAGCAACCTGTGAACCAATATCGTTTATTTCTACTAAAATATACGCATAATTATATCTCTTTCCTATTGTATTTATAATATTAGGAAAGTATAGGGGTGCTATGGTGTTGTTTCGGTATTTCGTCACTATTTTATATGGAATTTCAGTAATATCAAATACGGAAAAGGCTGAATAATCGTTTCCTTGGCCTCTAGCTACGTCAACGGTTATAGTATATGTGTGTCCTTTTATGGGTTCTTCAAAAACATCCAATCCTTCTCTAGAGAAAATTGGATCATTATAAGACATTTCCTGCAATTTTTCAGTAGAAATTAGAGTATTTGTTGATCCTAAAAATTCTGCTTCATATTCTTGTCTAAATGCATCTTCACCAATAGTTGATACAGTTCTTTTACGCCATTCATCATCTCTACCAGGCACATTTGACCAATGAACCTTAAAAGGAAAAAATGTATTATTTCCATTTGTAGCATCATTCCAAAACTTATAAAATAGATTAAATCCGTTTGGAGTGGATACTATAATAACTTTTGTTTCTACACCTGATGAAATCGTAGGATAAACTGATCGAATAAACTCACTTGCAATATGTCTCTGTACATGAGCAAACTCATCAAGCAGAATACAGGAAAATGAAAATCCACGAATTGCACTTGAAGATGTGGAAGAAGCAATAACCTTACTTCCATTCTCAAGTTCCATAGAACCTTTATTCCATTCTCTTAAACCTTGCTGGAGAAACTTGGGAAGATGCTGATATGATGTTTGAATTCTTCCTAAAATCTCTCTAGCAGTAATAGCCTTGTTAGCAAGAATACCAACTGTTTTTTCTTCATTAAAAAGAATATAATGTAACAGCCAACCGATAGTAGTTGTAGTCTTACCAACCTGTCTACCAGTTTTTACAATAACATTTCTATTTTCTGTTATCGCATTTGCTAATTCTATTTGAAAGGGATACATTTTAAAAGGAACAAGACCTTTATCAACGTGTACAATTTTCACATAATTTTCTAGAAAGTAAATTACATCATTTTTACATTTAATATATTCTTCAATTTCTTTCTTCTTAAACTTATGTTGTACACCTAAACCTTTTAGAAGATTATTACCTAAATAGGAATTATTATCTGGCATATTATTTATTTTTTTTCATTGCTAAAAGTTCTTGTAAGTCTTTAGTGCTTCCAATAAAAAGATTGTTTTCAGTTTTTACAGGTTTAACTATTTTCTCAATTTCATTTTTTGTTTTTTGTAAAATTAAAAGTTCTTTAGTGGTTGCTGTCAAAGAGTTTATTAGTTGAGTTGCAACTTCAAACGCTCTAGGTTGTTCACCTTCTTTTGCAATAGTCAACAATTCCTCTAATGCAGCATTACCCTTTTCAATTAAACTCTGATATTGATCTCTTGAAAAATCATAATCAGTAGTTAAATCAGTTGTTTTTATTTGTACTGATGGTGCTTTTGATACTTTAATATCAACATCAATTATATCATCAGCAATATCTAAAACATCATTCAATTTTTGTAAGTTTTCTTTTTTCATAAAGTTTCATTTTATAAATCCGTTACAGTCGTAGTAAAACCAAAATCATCATTAGGATTAGCATCAACTGGATTTGGTTTTATATCAATATTTTTATCTAGTACTTGTGGGTCTGGTATTTGCGCTCCAATATTAACATCTACTTCTCTAATTAAAGTAATATTTTTACTTGGGCCATAAACATAACCCAATATCGTAAATGTTAAAGTATGTATTAAAGCTCGTCTTGTTAAGAAGTCACCTTCGTATGTATCACTAGTTGATATCGAATTCATTACAATAGGTATATCTCTTTTAATACCTAATAAACTTAATTCATTCATTGTCACATGAAACTCAGGACTAAAAAAAGGCATTATTTGTTCTAATATCTGTGCTCCATCATCACTATTCTTAACCATTATATTTAATTCAACATCAAAATTATATGGAACTGGTGTATATGCTGTAATTAATTTTGTATTATCAGTTGCATCTACTGTTGTATGTCTTTTTGTTTTCTGTAACTTCCTTACAGCATCATATGTCATTGAAGTAATTTCAAAAGACATTCTTGGTAAAGTCAATGCAATACTATAATCAACATCTCCAAGATTTCTTTCATCTAATCTTGCTAAATATTTCTTAACAGGCCCGTATGCAATCGGCACTTTAAATAATTGATCTCTTTCGCCAGATGATGTAGTTCTTTGTATAGAAATATCATTAAATACTGTTCCAAATAATATAACAATATTTCTAATATTTTTATTATAGAAATGTGTTCCAAACATTATAAGTCTCCTTCAGCCCACGGATCAATTTCACTAAAGTCTAAAATATCATCTCCCTGAATTTCAAACTCTTTATTATCTGAATGTGGAAGATTTAAACTTTCCTGATCGTCAACAGTTGTAAGTGCTCGTGTTGTTCCACTATCATTACCTATTACGTTTCCATTAGCAGGTAAGAATGCTCCATGTACATCATAAACACCAAGTTGATTTGTAGCAGTATTAAAACTAGAAACAAAACCTCTTGCGGTTGCACCTGTAAGATTAGCACCCTGATAAACTACTTCTCCGAGGGTGTACTTGTTCGATCCAGAAGCAACGTCCAGTGTTATAGTTTGTACAAATTCTCTTTCAATCGCATCAAATATAGCACCATCTTGAGCAGCAGGAATTTCAAATTTTTCATTACTATAAATAAATTTTTCACAAGTCAATTCATAAACATAATTTTTACCTAATGAATAAAATGGTCTTTCATGCTCAACAAATTTAATTTCAAACAAACCTTTATTCAATCGTAAAAATATAAGATCACCTTCTCTTGGAATTACTGTTCCTGTTACTTCATCTTTAAATCTTGCTTTATTAACTGTAAAAATTATTTCGTCTTGAACATCTAAACCAAACTTTGTTAACTGATCCCCAGCACCACCAAATGCATCTGTAGTATTAAGATACATTTCTACTTCGTAGGCCTGGATAAATTTTGAAAGAGTATCCTCTCCTAAAATATTATCTCTTTTTACAGTTAGTCTTGGAAGATATAAAACATCTGTACCATTCATTTTAATAACTTCACTAGTCAAACTATCAACTAAATTTTGTTGTGGTACAGAATTATAATTTTTAAAATACTGATTTGTTGACATATCTTAACCCAGAAATCCGTCAGCCGGAAGTTCGTATTTAAGG